CGGCTTAAAATCTAGAGGGTTAAGAATAAAGGGTGACGATACCCCAATTATGCCCGGAGAATTTAGGGATGTAGACGTTCCCGGCGGTTCTATACGCGAAAATATCAGCTTTTTACCCTACAAAGAGCCAAGCAATGTGCTTTATCAGCTTATGGGAGACATTGTAGAGGAAGGGCGGCGATTTGCCTCTGCGGCAGACGTAAAAGCGGCAGATATGAACTCAGAAGCGCCAGTTGGCACCACCTTGGCGATATTAGAGCGCTCAATGAAGGTGATGAGCGCCGTTCAAGCTAGACTTCACGCATCAATGCGTAAAGAATTGCGTATTTTATCTAGAATTGTGTTTGATTTTGGCCCTACAGAGTATCCATATCAAACCGATGAGAACAGGGTTGTGTCTGATGACTTTGATGGCCGCATCGATGTCATTGCTGTTAGTGATCCTAACTCTGGAACGATGGCTCAACGCATTATGCAGTATCAGGCGGCATTGCAATTGTCTCAACAAAATCCTGATATGTATGATCTCCCTTTGCTTCATCGTCAAATGCTCGATGTGCTTAACATCAGGGATGCGGATAAGATTGTACCGCTTGAGGATGATATCAAGCCGACCAATCCAGTCAGCGAAAATATGAATATCATCAATAACAAGCCGGTTAAGGCGTTTATGTATCAAGACCATGAGGCGCACATCCAAGCGCATATGGCGTTTATTGAAGATCCTAAGATTCTGGCACTTGCTGGCAAGAGTCCAATGGCAAAAGCTATGCAGGCGGCTATGGCGGCACATATTCAGGAGCATCTGGCGTTTGCTTATCGTAAACAAGTTGAGGATGAGCTTGGTGTTGAGTTGCCAGCAGAAAACGAAGACCTGCCTGAAAGTGTTGAGTTGAGGCTGTCTAGGCTTGTTGCTCCTGCGGCAGAGCAGTTGAAAAGCAAAAACCAACAAGAAGCCCAACAAAAGAAGAATGCAGAGCAACAGAAAGATCCCGTTATTCAGATGCAACAGAGAGAATTGCAGATTAAAGAGCAAACAGCTATGGCTAAAGCTCAGATTGATCAAGCAAGAATGCAACTTGATGTTGCTAAAGCAAGAAGTAAGGCTGAATACGATATTCAGAAGCTAGATCAAGAAGCTGAGATTGCAAAAGCAGAGCTTGCTGTTAAGATTGCAGAAGATAGGGCCAAGGAGCAGATTGAAACCCGAAGGCAGTCAACAAAAGAGCAGGTTCAAGGAATTGAAATTGGTAAAGATTTAGCTGAGAGCTTATTTAATGTCAATGGCGGCGAATAACTCTTGGGAGTACCTGAGAGATAAATTCAGGTCTCAAATGAACGACATGAGCGATCACATTAGTGGTGGCGGTTGCAAAGAGTTCTCCGAATACGCTAGGTGTTGCGGAGTTATCGAGGGATTAGCCCTTGCAGAACGAGAGCTTCTAGACTTGAAGGCCAAGCTAGAAAGCGATTAACACGTTACAGTTAGTAACGCACAGCGACTCTGGACGCTTTCTTCCAGTGCATAAGGTAAGACTGATGACAGACTTGTCTAAAACGTCAGAAGACGAGAACGATGCTTCTCGCAAGGCTAATCAACTGCCTGATCCGCGAGGATATAAAATATTGATTGCTTTACCTGAGCCAGATGAAAAGACGGAGGGCGGAATTATAAAATCTGCTAGATCGTTGCAAGATGAAGAGGTTGGTTCTATTGTTGGCATGGTGCTTAAAATTGGCCCAGATGCTTACAGTGATCCTCAACGATTTCCGTCTGGCGCTTTTTGTCAGGAGGGGGATTGGATTCTTATGCGATCTTACTCTGGCACTCGATTTAAGGTGCATGGCAAAGAGTTCCGCTTAATCAACGATGATAGTGTTGAAGCTGTTGTCGAAGACCCAAGAGGCATAGGCAAGGTATGAGTGAATCTAATGAAGCAGTAGACGTTGAAAGCAGTGCTGAGGACAAGTTCTTTGGCGTTAGAACTACAATAGTTAAGAGCAGTGCAGAAAACCCTGAAACAAAAGACTCTGACATTGAGATTGATATTGTAGATGATCGCCCTGTAGAAGACAGAAGGCCACCAAAGGTGGAGGTTTCTGGCGAAGAGGACGATGATGAGCTTACTGGGTATAGCGAAAAGGTTCAAAAACGAATCAATAAACTTCGCTATGAGCAGAACGAAGAGCGCCGTCAAAGAGAGGCGGCAGAAAGAATGCGTGAGGAGGCGGTTCGTGTAGCTCAAACTCTTAGTGAAAAAAATAAAGAGTATGAGAGCATTATCACGAGAGGTGAGGCCGCGTTAGTTCAGCAGATTAAAGGCAGAGCAGAGCTTGCTTTACAGCAGGCGAAGAACACGTACAAAAAAGCCTATGAAGAGGGAGACACTGATACTGTTGTCGATTCTCAGGAGGCGTTGTATAAAGCTCAAGCTGAGATGGCAGAGGCTACAAAGTACGAAAGAAACCTTGCCGCTCAACAGCCTGCTAGGCAACAGCAGAATTATCAGCCTGCTCCTCAACAGCAACAGCAACAACCATCTCCACTGCCTATAGATCCAGAGGCCAAGCAGTGGGCCGAAAATAACTCTTGGTTTATGTCTCCGGGAAACAAGAGGATGACCGCAACTGCTTACGGGTTGCATGAAGAAGCTATTGATGATCACAAGATAAAAGCTAATACGACTGAGTATTTCAAGTTTATTGACACTGGAATGCGAGAGGCGTATCCATCATTTGATTGGCAGGATAAAAGCGATTCTAATAGAGGTAACGCGACTTCGACTGTCAATCATCGCTCCACGGTAGTGGCACCATCAAGCAGAAGTAATGGTGTAAAACCGCGCAAATTGAAGATGACCTCTACCCAAATTGCTCTCGCCAAGCGACTTGGGCTTACCAATGAACAGTATTCCAGACAACAAGAGAAGGAGAGTTTGAGATGACTGAAGAGCGCAAACCCAGAGAAAAGTCTTCACGCATTGAAGATGCTAGAGCTAGTGATTCATGGATGCCAGCTTCGTTGCTTCCAGATCCAACCCCGCAAGACGGTTGGATGTTTAGGTGGATACGAACGGCTACATTAGGCGAATCAGATAATACTCATGTTTCTCGTATGTTTAGGGAGGGTTGGCAGGCTTGTAAGCACGAAGATCATCCAGAACTCATGCTTGAATCTGATATTAATTCTAAATTTGCTGGTAACATTGAGGTAGGTGGTTTGCTTTTGTGTAAGGCACCAAGAGCCAAGATGGAATCGCGCACTAAGCATTTTCAGCAGGTTGCACAGAATCAAATGGATTCTGTAGACCAGAATTATTTGCGTGAGAATGATCCAAGAATGCCTCTGTTAACTCCAGAGCGTAGTTCTAGGACAACTTTTGGCAGGAGCTAACCCATTTGGGGGAGGCTCCTTAACTAAGTAATTAACTCAATTAGGAGGCCATAATGGCTACTACTGCAACTCCAACAGGTGCAGAACCAGTTGATACTCTTAGTGCGAGCGGCTCTTTTAACGGAAAAGTTCGTCACATAAAGATTGCAAGCAATTACGGAACCGCTATTTTTTACGGCGATTTTGTTAAGTTGGTTGCCGCTGGAACTGTAGAAAAAGCCGCAGTTACAACATCAGTTGCCGCTGGAACTGTCGGTATTTTCATGGGATGCTCTTTCACTGATCCCACCACAAACCAGATGACATTTAGTCAGCACTATCCAGCGTCAACTGTTGCCGCTGATATCATGGCGTATGTCTGTGACGATCCCAAACTAGTATTCCGTATGCAAGGTGATGAAGCTATAGCTCAAACTGGGCTTGGTAACAACATCTCAGCGGTTAATACTGCGGGTTCAACCTCAATTGGTCGAAGCAGAAACGCGCTAGATGGCGGATCTATTGCAACGACTAACACACTCCCACTTCGTGTAATTGAATTTGTAGAAGGCCCAAACAGCACTGTAGGCGATGCGTTTACTGACTGTCTTGTTACTTACCTTCCGCTTAGTCATGCATACGAAACTAAACTTGGCGTATAAGGAGTTATAGGAAATGGCTATTTCACGCGCACAAATGCTCAAAGAGCTACTCCCCGGCCTTAATGCTTTGTTTGGTCTTGAGTATGAAAAGTATGAAGATGAACACACTCTCATCTATGAAACAGAGAGTTCTGACCGTTCGTTTGAAGAAGAGGTGAAGTTGAGTGGTTTCTCTGCGGCTCCAGTTAAGAATGAAGGCTCTGCAATCAGTTATGATTCAGCGCAAGAATCCTTCACTGCCCGTTACAACCACGAAACTATTGCTACTGGTTTTTCTATAACCGAAGAGGCTATGGAGGACAACTTGTATGATTCGTTGTCTGCACGTTACACCAAAGCTCTCGCTCGCGCTATGGCATATACCAAGCAAGTTAAGTCGGTTAATCCTCTTAACAATGGTTTCACTAACGCTTTTCAGTCTGGTGACGGTGTAAACCTGTTCACTGCTGTTGGCGATGGTGTTACTGGTGGTGGCGGTCACCCAACTGTAGGTGGTGGCTTCAACAGCAACCGTCCTACCACTGGCGCTGATTTAAACGAAACATCTTTGGAGAATGCAATTATCACTATTGCAGGATACATAGATGAGCGCGGATTGCTTATTGCGGCTCGTCCTACTCGTTTAATTGTTCCAGCTAACCTGATGTTTGTTGCGGATCGCTTGTTGGAAACTACTCAGCGAGTAAATACTGCCGATAACGACATCAATGCTATTCGCAACATGGGTGCTATCCCTGAAGGCTATGCGGTCAATCATTACCTGACTGACACTAATGCCTTCTTTGTTATGACCGATATTCCAAACGGCATGAAGCACTTTGAGCGAACGGCTCTTGAAACTAGCATGGACGGAGATTTCGATACGGGTAATGTGCGCTATAAGGCGCGTGAGCGATACTCGTTCGGTGTATCTGATCCACTGGGCATCTACGGATCGCCCGGAGCGTAATAATGCTATTGACCTATTAAGGTTTAATGGTATCGTTGCATGGGGGGAGATTTCTCCCCCTTTTAATCCTGACTGCTTGATAGCAGACTCACCCACGACAGGAGAATCACATGGGTAAGACAACTTTTAACGGCCCCGTTCGTTCTATTAATGGATTTGACTCCATTGAAGTAAATAGCACAACAGGCGCTGAAACCACAAAATTTTCAGTTGATGCAAGCGGTAACGCTACAGTTACCGGCACTCTAGCTGTTACAGGTGCAACCACTATAACGGGCGCGGTGAAAGCTAAACGCTCTGTGGTGAAGACTTGGGAAGCGGCAGGGGCAATATCTGAAACCCTATCTATCGCTGACTCTGGTGCTATCGTTCTAATCCACGGTACTCTGGATAATGTTATTACCTTACCAGCCGCCGCTACCGCAACGGAAGGCGCGTATTTCGACTTCTTGGTAACCACTGCTGTAGGTTCTGGCAAAACAACGACTATCGTTATCCCCACTGTAACGGGTAGCACCTTCTTGGCCCAAACACAATTAGCGGCAGGTACTGCGTCTAACGCTGTTATCACAAACGCAGGGGACACGTTTACCTTTGTAGCGGGCTCAGGAATAGGTTCTAGATGCCGTATT